TAAGAGTGTTACCACCCGTAGTGTAGCCGTCTCCGTTAGCTACTTCATTAGTGGTTCTATAGACTGTTGTAGAGGCATCAAACGCACTACCCGCATTTGTGTAAAGAGCAATTTTATAAACATCACCAGAAAAAGTAGCTGTTATGTTAGTACCTGATGCAGTAGCGGCATCACTCATTTCAAAGGTGGTGCCATTGGTTATTGACGCTACCTTCGCACCAGTAGGTATTCCTGTACCAGAAATACGCATTCCAACGCGAATATTTGCGGTACTGTCCATTGTGACAGTTGCATCTGTATTTGTTGTATCCACTGTTGCATCAGTGAATGTTGCGTAAAAGTTGTGTAAGCCTTGAAGAAGCTCTTTCTTAAAGCTCGTGCACATGAAGTTACCACTAAAGCTCATGTTACAATCTCCTTATGTTTAACATTTGTTCGGGTTAAGTTGCGCGTCATGTCTTTTCTCGCAAAATCAAACCAGTGCGGTAAGCATCTGTAACCTCTTGAGACTCGCCAAAGTTTTTGACGCGGGACATGGCTTCAGTGAATCTCTGAGTGTAGTTTTGAACCAAATCGGCCTCACCTTTCATAAAGGTATAAGCCTCAATCAGAGAGCCATACAAAAGAGCCACAGACGCGTTTGTGCTCAACCATGTTGTGTTGTTATCGCCTACAGAAGTTAAACTGGCTGGACGATAGAAGTAATGAAGCTCCACAGCATAAGCTGCATCAGGCGTTGGGCCTAGTATGAAGTTGTCAATGTCAAATTGAGCGTAATAACGAGGAGCGCCAGTCGTAGCATTATTTGGATTAAAAGATTGAACAAAGTTTACGTCTTTAAAAAGAACAAACTCTTTGTTGTTTCCGTTTGTAAAACATAAGCTGTATGGGGCTAAATAATCACTAGGCAAGGCAAGATACTTAGCGTTTGTAGGGTCTGCCGCATACGAAGTTAACACACCAGATTGGTTTTTCCTAAAAACCTCTAGCTGGGCAATCTTCAGTATTCTCTCTTCAGTGTTTTTAATAAAGATATCAAGATTGTTCACAAAGGTTGTCTCTGTGTTTTCAGTGTAATCCTGAATAGCCGTTTTCAATTCTGCGTATGTAAAGCTCATGATGTTGTCACCGTTACGCTGCCAACGGACCCAGTGGCAAGCAAATTATTTGGAGTTAGGCCCCCATCGTATTTGAAACCTACAGGATTCCAGCCCCATTGTATGTTGTTTTGTTGAGCAACATTTTGCTCAGGACGCGGATTTCTTAACGCTTGTGGATCAGGAGTTGCACGGAGAGGCTCTAGCTGTGGTTGTTTAGCCTCCCACTCATCCTTGCCTACAAGAAGGCCATTCCACTCTTTACGCATGTCTCTAAGCCGATAGCGAAAGCCAGATCGGTCAGATATTCCATATGCCCACTTTCCTGTGGCATACTTAGACATAACGATAGTTCCTCAAATCTGGGGCAACGCGGAAAGACGCACGGTCACGATCCTCATCCATTGCGCGGTTTATTTCCTCTTCATATATAGCTTTTAGCATCTGCAAGCGATCAGGAGCACGCTTAATGCTCATGTAATAGGCCAAACCAGCCGCTAATGCAGGGTAAAATCGAAACGGTAATTGAAGAGTATTAACGTAGTTATCAGCATCATCCATGCGAACAAGAGCGTTATAAAGAACAACATCTGTGCTATTATCAGGCAAAGGCCACATTTTTAAGACTGGATTTATTTGACGATCTACAAAAAACTGAGTGGGACGCCCAGTTGTAGATTTTGTTGGAATGTTAAGATATTCATCCCTACTGATGCGATTTAAGGCATAATCAGTTCCGTCTCTACGCACGACAAGGGATAATATGTCGATTACATCGGTTCCAAGGTCAACATCACCATCGTTTTCTGTAACGGTGAAGTTTCGCTGGGCTATGGTCCACTGGTTTAATCCGCGGTTAGCCCAATCAGCAAACATAAGATTTAAGGAACGCTTTGCAGTCTTCAGATCATAACCTGTACGAACTTCTAAGCCGCAACGCTCAAAAGCCTCTTCGATGTAATCAGCTACATCTAGTTCAAAATCTTTAGACCCGGATACAGTCATTTCTTCTTCCTTTTAAGGGATTTAACCCTTTTTGGCTTGCCAGCAGGCTGTCCAAGACGTTTCTTTTGAGATATTCTACTACTCTTTTCAGCAGATGTCATCTCTGAAGCTGTCTTAGGCGTTTTGGAGCTTACACGCTTGCTAGGCCGACAATATGGAGTGCCACGTTTTTCACCCTTTTTACGCCCACATGCTTTGCCTGTTCTAACGTCTTTCCAGTCTTCTTTAAACCAGCGTTTGAGTGCAGCACCCTTTTTTGTCTTTCTTACAGCCATTATCTTTTCTTTGTCACTTTGCGGCGATCAGACATCACCTTTCCGCAACCATTTGCGACCACTTCACCACCTTTTACCATTCGACGCACTGGACGCTTACGGAAGTCATTAGAAGGCATAATAGCGCCGCCCATTGCTTTCTTAACAGGCTTTTTCTTGCTGTTTCCCCAGTTTTTAGCACCTACTTTTCGGCATTTAGCTATTGCGCCGCTTGCGTATGCGCTTGGAAAAACCTTGTACCTTGCCTTTACCTTTCGATAACACGCGTCCTTTGGCATTTTTCTTCCTCTTCATAGGAGGCTTGCTAATCTGCTGCCTCATCTGTGAGCGGCCTATAGCCATTTAACACTTCCAACGCTTACGCGCCTGCCTCAAGCGGCTATTTGGGTCTTTTGCCGCCTTTGGAAACTTCTTCATTTGTCCAGCCGAACGTGCGCAATATGACTTACGCCGCTTGGCATCTTTACTGCCCTTTTTAACTTTGCCTGTCACAGCAGTCTTTAGCTTAGAGCCGGGATTTGCTTTTTTATACGCGGCAACGCCCTTTTTGGTCATGCCAGCACCTGATTTGGTCTTACGGTAATTACCGCCCTTACCAGTGGTTTTGCGTATTGGGTTTTCTTTTTTACGAGGCATTAATCACCTATCAAACTTTTAGGTGGGGAAATAAAATAATCCCCCACCATAGTTTAAGACAAGAATACTGTCAGTTCGTTGCTTGATCCCGTGAAAGCACTAACATACGCACCGCTTGTAGCGAGAATACCATCATCGGGGATGTTTAAGTGATGCATCCCTGTTGGAAAAGTTTGCGTAATCAATGTATCGCCCGAACCGCTACCATCTTTAATCGTAAAAGCACCCGCTGCGGCTGCATAAATTACAATTTGACGGATGCGAGAACGAGCAGGACCGACAACAGCCGCAGATGTTCCCTGCGCCCAATTATATGCCTTTACTGGACCTGCCATGTTAAGCTCCTATCACGCTAAGTTGTTGTTTTGAGCGTATAGAATAGTAAAACGAACCAAACCCGCATTTGTTGCTGCTGAAGCAGTTACAGTCAAACGAATATCTGCTGTTCCTGTATCTTGCCAAGCGAGTGCAGCGCCAGCTTGTGTTGTTGGATACTTACGACCTGCATCTGTACCACTTGCAAAAGTGTTAAGAATTGTTGCCGCACCGCCAACAGTATCACCAACACTCAAGTTAGTTGTAGCATTAGCAGCAGTAATTATATCAATTACACAGTCAATAATCTGAGAATTTGCAGGAATAACAACGTCAGTAACAGACGCGGCTAAAGCTCCACCAGATAAATCTGCCGAAAAGGTTTGAGACATTACAACTTGACCGACATTCGCAATATCGGAGCCAAGAGTTGTACCTGTAGTATTTTTGATGGTTCCAGCCTTAATCGGACCAGAAAAAGTAGTAGTACCCATGTCAATCTCCTGTCTGGGTTAAGTCAGCCACAGAATGCGGCTGTCAGGGATAAAACAACAATACCATATATTAGAAAAAAAGAAAGGGGCCACCGAAGTAGCCCCTAGTTACAGGGAGGAAGGCATGAAACGCCCACCTCATCTATAACATATGTTACGCTCCGGGTGAACCGAAAACACAACGTGGGTCTGAGAACCCAAAGCTGTAACGCTCACGCGCTTTAAAGCGCATGTTGCCTGTGTCGAAGTCAGCTTCCATGTTTGTTCTCATTGGAGAACGCTCAAAGTGCTTAAATCCGTTAGGCGCGTCAGTTTTGATGAAGAACGCATCAGGGTCTGTCAAGAAGTGGTTAACAGTGTAACCCTCTGGAAGCATCCCCATGTTGCGAATCGCGTTTATATCATTATCGGCTGTGCCAACACGCAATGTTGATTCCAACAAACGATCTGCAACGAATTGCAGTTGTGGTGGAATAACCATTTTTGTGCCGCGCAGAGCAATAATCATATTACGCTCATCTACGAAGGTTGAGATATCAATCAACGCATTTTCCAACGAAGTTTCGTTGAGGTCAGCCGCTGTTGATGGCTCGTTGCGGAAAGTACCGCCACCTGAAAGTGGGTGCGCAGTTGAGCAAAGCTCAACACCGTCACCACCAGAGAAGTTAGCATTAAACGCGTTGTTTAATACTGACGCCGCTTTAACCTGCTTAGTGTGTGCCATAGAACGCGCAAGCGCCTTCGTATAACGAGCACCAAGACGGTCATACAGGTTGTCTTCGATTGCTTCTTCGGTCAATGCGAATGCTAGAGCAACTGTTTCGTGTGAATAACGAGCAGTGTACGCTTCATTTGCATTGTCGAACTCTACACCAGAACCTTCGGATTTTGTGGGAGCATTCCCAAATCCGACGAGCATAACTTCCTCTTCAAACGCACGGTCTGAAGATTCAGTGTCGAATATTTCCGCATGTTGATTTTCATAGCGGTCATATTCCATGCCGAACAGAGCGTTAAGACCCGGCTCTAGCTCCTTAACGAGTTGTGAACGTGAAATAGCCATAACTCAGTCTCCTTATGCTAGACCCACAGTGCCAGCACTGAACAGGTGGTTGTTGATTTTTACGATCACATTAGTGTTCGCGGTGGCTACATCGCTATTCTCAGGGTCCTGAGAAATGTCGATTG